CAACCCTGCATTATTTCCCCTCTCGTCTATCGTGTCTCACGGCTGACTCTCTGGCCTTTTCTCTGGCCTTCTCAAAGCTCATCCGACCTTCAGTCTGTTTGACCAGGCGAACCGCCAGCTTATCGATTGCAGCTCGTTTCTCGGTTTCAGTCCTACGCATTAGAAGCCTCAACGGTTGCTTTCTTCTTGCGAGGTGCGCGCCTCTTTTTCTTCAAGCTCGCCTTCTTGGAGCTGGCCTTCATGCCTTCAAGTCGAACCTTCTCAGCCTCATGTTTGCGTTGAGCGATAGGATTCCCCTCAACAGCTTGTTTCGCATGTCTGCGAGTTCGACGTTCCTGAACTCTGACGAGCTGTGAGAGCGATGCAGGATTAGCGGCTGGAATTAGGCCCAACTCAAGCAGCTTCTTACGCCAGAGGTTGAAGCCCGCTCGGTCATATCCCTCTTTCCAGTCTACAGAGGCGGTTCGCCCCATACCAATAACCGAGGGCTTGTGCCAGACATCCGTATGAACCTGGCCATTCTGACCGAGCAACGAACAGAGATAGCCAGTATCATCGATCAGATCGCCATCCTCATCATGATAACAGACAGGGACATCGTGGCCGATCACAACCCAGCCATCAGCCTCGAGGTTAGTTTTGGCCTGAAGATAGCCACGCTTTCCAGATTGGACTCCGTTAACTCCACTTTTCAGCGGCCAACGTTTGACACGTGGTAACCACTCTCCCTCGATAAATTCCCAGTCTCCAGGGTGATGAACGAAGAAGAAAGGAGCGTTTGCCCTCTCGGGGAGGCGCTCGGAATTACCCGGTGCATCGCTTACTTTCTGTGGCTTGAATTTCGATATTGACATAATTTCCTCTGGGGTTGAAAAAGTGACCTCCAGTGACCTAGCAACCCCAGAGTAAACTAGGCCACCGGAGGGCACGGAGCAAGATTACGCGTCAGTCACGATACCGACCATCCGAGCTTGTTCAATGACGCTGAGGCCGCAATACGCGTTGCCCACAACTTCAGTGAGAGCTGCTGATGGATTGCGGCTAATCTCGACAGTGATTGAGCCGTCATTCGTCTGAACGACAGTTCCAGCACCGAGGTAGCTTCGAGCATCAGGACTACCGGTTTTGTATCCGAGCGCACCAGTTCCGAACATTGCGCCATATTTATCACCACCTGACTCTGTGACGAACGAGCTGGTGAATATGGAGACACCGAGGAAGCTCCCCTTGATGCCAGGGCCAGTCAATGACATGACTTCAGGCGTTGCAGCCGTAATCAATGACACAGCTCCAGCCTCTGCGCGGAGACTCTCAACCATGTCAGCATATTGACGAGGATGGAGGAGTGCGAAGTATGGACCTGGAACACTGTTAAGCTCCAAAACGTATGTTGCATCGTACCAATTGTCCATTGAGAAATCGACGCCAGCGGCTCCAACTGTTGTTGCGGCAGTCGCGACAGCAGTTCCAACGAGGCCGTTGAAGTAGGTCTCAAAGCTCATTCCCAGGTCTTGAGCCAGGGAGAGAGGGTCGATGTCTTGAGCAAAGCCAGTGAGGGTTGCCAGGTCGGAGATATTCCGCAACAAAGCAGAACGAACAACAGCAATATCCACAGAGGCATCAGTCAAAACAGTTTCAGTAACGTCGGTGTCTTCAGCAGCAGTATCCACAAATGGATTCCGTCCACCTAAGCCAGCGAGCCGAATGCGTGAAGTCGTGGCACCTGTCGAATTGATGGAGCCGTAATTATTGACAGCCATCGCGCCAGCATTTGACCAGTTACGAATAGTGGCCATATCGGTCAGCATGACCAAGAGAGCCTGATCGAGAGCTTGCGCTAATCGCAAATCTGGAGTCAGGTTAGTTGAGAGAATAGGCATTGGTAGCCCCTTTTGATTGAAATGGTTAGTCTAAGTTTCTAGCCATTACAACCGGTTAAGCCGGAGACTCTGAGGCCTATATTCTTCTACAACAGTAATAACTACCGAGGATTGCAACCAAAATACATGATTGGCAGATCTGCGTCAACTAGGGAAGCCTAGAAACTTCATGATTGCTTTGTGGTTCTCTGGCTTTTTCCGCTCTTCGGCTGACATCTGCTGGATTGATTCCATACTCAGCGCGGAGCCAGCCTGTGGCGGTTGAGCAGCTCCGTTGTTTCCATTGGGACGGTTGACCGCTGGCTGAGACGTGGTTTGCTCTGGCTGGACAAATAGGCCTGAGACATATCGATCCTCTCGGGCGCCAGCAGTTAGCCAGTCGACAAGCGTTGGCCGATTCTCTTCATCGAGCTTTGAATACCGATATTTGACCAGGTCTTGATCTTCGTTGTCAAGGATACCAGCTTGCTGAAGAGTGTTCTGGATACCTGCCGATTGCTTGAATCCATCAAATTCAGCGGTCAACTTCTCAAACTGGTCGCGCAATGTATCCGCTGATTCTGCTTTTGACTCCCATGCTGCTGCTGCTGCGAGTTGGTCCGCCAGAGCTGCTTTCTCTGCTTCGATCTTCTCGATGTGGCTATTCTTGGAATTGATACGCTTCAGTAGGATTGATTTGGGTATCATCTCCTCTGATGCTTCTGGGGTTGCTTCTTCATCGCTCATGATTGCTCCTGGCTAAATAGGTTCATGTCTTGCTCAATCTCGCTTAGTCTCTGTCGGGCTTGGTCTTCCGTTATCCCATCGAGAGACGACAGCAGTTGGACTTTCGACATTATGCCGAGCTCGACGCGTTTCTGATAATCCTCAATCAGGGTCTTGCGTTCCTCTATAGAAAGAGGGAGCCCTGTATAGGTCAATCCCCATCCGGTCTCAGGGAGAGTTGCACCAGCAAGCCGGTTCATCAGGACAGCAGTTGCCGTTAACAGCGCCTCATCGCCTCTCCTGAATTGCGGCTCAAAGCGTCTCTGAGCCTGTCTCTGGCCCTCTCTGGTGAGGAAGATGGCATAACCAGACCTGGCATCTCCAGAACTGCGTTGGATGTCAGCAGGCGTAATATCAAAGTCTGCCGCAATATCGGCAGAGTAATCACGGATCGATCGGCCTAATACTTCAGGGTCTCCTCCAGGCGCGAACTGTCCAGCAGTCGCTGTGGTTCCTGGGTCTCTGGGTCCAAGGTTGAGAACGCTGGCAGGGTCTGTAGCTATCCGAGCCTCTCCGCTGACCTGATCGCCTCGAAGGCCTAAGACCTCGCAATTGATAAAGTATCGCTGAGGCCAGGAGCAGTCCCTCAAAACATGGGAGAATAGTGACCAGTACACTGCCGTTTTAAGGGTTCCAGCGACCAGCTCCGAGCCCTCCCAAGCATTCCAGAGTCTCCCGGTGCGCCTCGCATGATAAAAGGCATAAGGTAGGATCGGGGTACCGTCTTCCAGGCGATAAGGGTAGCTCTCACCGCTGAAAGTCCCTCCCAGGTAATAGGAGGTCAGGTCTCGTCCATCCTCATCCTCTACCCGGTAGTAAGGCTCTCCAGCAATTGACATCATGTCCCGTGTCCAGATCGTCTCACCTTCTTCATTGATGCGTTGGCGATATTCCCAGATGGTCACAGGCTCATCCGGTGCATCCGGGTCAGCTTCTGCCCAGAGCAAATCCGCTGGGATGACTCGATACAGCAAGCGGCCAGGGTCTCCCACAAAGTCAACCCGGATAGCTGCCTCCCGTTGAGCAATGCAAAGCCGCTGGTTGTTGGCGTCAAGCTGCCAGAGTCCAGCGTCATTGACGAGCTGTCGCATAGCTTCAGCCGCATCTGGGTCTGAATGCGTAACGATGGGCGCTCTATCGTATAGAATCGAAAGCTGGTTGACGATAGACCTCAGAATGTTCTTCGTAAGGTCGGGAGTACGCCAGACAGCAGCTCTTGACGCGTCAATCTCCTCAGCCATCTTCCGTTGCAGGTCTTCCAGCCAAGTCCCCTCCAGAAGTCGGCGCCTCAGCCGGGACTCCTGCCATCGAACGTTCGTCTCTGTGTCTGGAGCTGAAGGGTAGTTAAGCATCAATCCCACCTTAATTTATTATATGTCGGGGTATTTTGGAGAATCTTCATCATCAGGTATCGCAGAGCATCAGCAGCATGGGAGAATTCCGAGTCTTCTCCCTTCTTGGTGCCTTTCCAGTGAGTTAGACACTCTATAACACTTTTACACCTTGGATGGATAGACAGCTCTCCGCGTCTCAAGGCGTAATTGATGATCCGAAGCCCCCAATTGACGGAGCCTGCTGCCTTGTATGGCCTGACCAATCTGAAGGGAGTTCGCGCCTGATTGAGGTGTTGAGCCATAGCCTTCTCAATCAATTCGCTGACTTTGTAGCTAGCCCATCCCTTACCGGCTGAGTTCGTATCAGCAACCGCCAGGTCTACATCTCTGGGCGCTATGCCATTCCTCCGCAACATATCCAGAATCATGGTAGCGTCTTCTTCTGGAGCCGTATCGCCTCCCACGACTTCATCGATGACCCAGACCCGGCCAGACTCCGTATAGAGCGCCAGAACGGCTATCTGATGCCCTGAGACCTCTCCATGGTCAATCCCAATGCCCACAGAGAGGTCTCCCCTTGATAGTATTTCGGGAGGCATATCAGCAGAGACCCTCTTCTCACTAAAGGCAGCAAATAGCCGATCGATAGTGATTCCCTCCCAAGAGCCGAGAGCCCTCTGCTGATAGTCCCAGGGCGAAGCTTGCATAGTATCTAGCCAGTCCAGCACCTGCTCTTCGGAGTACCATGGACAGTTCTCCTGATTGAAGGCTGCCACATATTGAGTCCAGGGCGATGACTCCTTTTCAACCATATCGCGGAGCCATGAAACTGGCCGTCCAACTGGGGTCAGCGTTAGGATACACTGGCCGTTAGTGTCCATCGTCCGGGCCAGGTTCTCCGAGAAGATGCTCTGAGGAGGCGGCTCATCGAGAATAACCAAATCAAGCGAGTCTCCCGCGTGAGTATCAGGCCTGTCTTCATAGCTTTTGAGCTGGCAGATTGAGCCGTTGACCAGTACGATAGTGTTCTGATTCCAG